TCGCCTTCAATGATGCAGTCCTTGATTGAAGCTGTGATGTCGTTATTCTCAAGTGTGTAGCCGATCTCTTTTGAGATCTGGTCAATTAAGCCAGAAACTGTTTGGTTACCTGTGACAGAAATCGGAGGCTGTGGAATTAAAGCAGGGAAAAGTCCGCAATTAGCTTCGATCTTAAAAGTCGGAGAAGGAGCGGCATTGAAATCCGCCCAGGCGTTAATGATTTCGCCCTTAAAAATAACGGAGAGTGTCTTGCCCTTCTCTCCTGCAGAAACATTGATTTTGTTTCGCTTCAATGAGAATGACTTAAAACCTAAATGGGTCAACCGCTCCATCGTGGTTAAAGACAACCCTTTAAGTTCTATCTGAGCCTTAGGAAATGCGGGACATCCGGACTTTTCAACCGTACACTTAACCGCAAATCCTTGAAACGTGACCGCCTCCTGACCATCCAGCGTGATAGTTATAGCTACCTCTTTTTGCGTGTACGTTGTGTTTTTATCAATTTCCGGAAGTAGTGACGGCATTTCCTGCCTCCTCGTAAACCAAGATCCATCTTGAGTTGAGTCCCTCGTATTGAGGGTCCGAGTTTCCTAAGGTATCGACAAAAAACAAACGCCCCGAAAAGAGAGGCGTGGGATAACAATTGATGTCCGTACCTACACAGCACCGGCGCCCAGAGAATATCTGGACACCCTCAATCATTAGGTCACAAAAAAGGTACTCGGCAACCTGACGTAAACGGATCATGCAGTTTTGTCCGTCAAGAACACATGAGAACTCTTGGAACGGAAGAGCGCTTATAACGATTTGGTTCATTTTTTCAGGTAATCAGTCAGGCTCTTAAAGATGCCTGGTTTTACTTGAGCTTGTCCCGTGTTCACCTTATTGGCAGAAGTTGCACGTTTGGGCGAATACGAGGTTTTTTGCTGGCTTAGGTTTACGGAGACAATTTCAACAAACGAAGCGTGAACGTTGAGCATTGAGGCGCCCGTCGTTTGAGTTCGGGAAAAATCATAGTGATCGAGCGCCATATTTCGCCAAATTTTGGCGGGGCTAAATATCGTGCAGGTGTTGGTACTGTTCAATCGTCTATCAAGCATGGCAAGGGCCAAAACCTGAATGGCGTAATTACCGTTAAACAAGAACTCTACGTTCACCCGCTCGGGTTCTCGCACAATGTTGAATGCCGCCAGCTGGCCGTTTTCAACGGGCTCTGTCGGAACCCTTGAAGATTTATCTGCATCAACTGCGCCAATAGAGGTGTACGGAACGAACGGCAGAAGGTTATTACCGACTACCGCCCATCCCATGGACATTACAGAATTGATACTTGCCATGTTAATCACCGCCTTTCAAGTAGGCGCTTGCTTGATTCGCCAGCATGTCCTGATAATCCCCTTGGCCCTCCGTTACTGCGCGATAGGCGGCGTCATGTACGGCTTTAGGATCGGCGTTACCCTGAATCGTAATGCTGACATCCGTCTTCATCGGCGCGTTGATAACCGAAGAAGAAGCCCTAGGAACAATCGAAGCAGCGGCTCCGGCCTGAGCTCCCGGAGGTGCTGTAACTGGTGCCTTCTTATCGTCACCAAAACCGAACCATCCGCCCACTGTGTCAATAGATTTAGAAGCCCAGTCAGGTAATTTCCAATCGGTGAAAAACTTCATTTTGTCTTCCAACCATTTGAAAATTCTTTTGCACCCGGATTCAATGTCCTCCCACGCCTTGATGAAGTTATCCTTCATCTTTGGGACGGTATTTATCAGGTTCGCAATATCTTTCGCCAAATCTCCTATAAACCCTACGACAGCCGTGATCGCCGCCACAACCACGTCCCCGAAGGCCTGCAGGAACATATCTTTGAGCGGTGAAAGTTTGTCTAAAAGGTCTGAGATTGACTTCCAGGCGTCCTGAAACGACTTTCGGATTCCTTTGATTTGATCGTCTGTATAACCTACAGATTTCAAGAAATCTTCAAATACGCTCGGTCCGCCTTTGGTGAACACAATTAAGTCATCGATA